GGGACATTAAAAAGGACAAGGAGATAGCCTCCAACACCCCCTTTTATAGGGAATTATCTATCAGGGATATGGCAAAAAAGGGAGGCCACGGCACAAACTACTTTGGCACTCCCCCGACAATGGCAGGACATCTCCATATGCCAACCCCTATTATTGAGGAATTCCAGCAGAAATATTTTGAGAAATTCCCTGGCATTCCCCGTTGGCATAAGAGGGTAATTCAATCCGTCCAGTTTGAGCGAAAGGTTACCACCTGTTATGGTCGTGAGCGAATCTTCTTCTCCCGCCCGGACGAGCCTGCAACTTGGCGTGAGGCTATTGCATACGAACCTCAGAGCACCATCGCCGATACCCTGAATTTTGCCGCGTGGAAGGTGCAAAAGAAATTCCAGGGGCACGACGTCCAGCTTATCGCCCAAGTCCACGATGCTATTGTTGTGCAGTATCCTGAGGACCGCGAGGATGAACTCCTACCTCAAATCCTGAAGGAGATGATATTCCCAGTCCCAATCGACGGGCGAACTATGATTATTGGCGTGGATGCTGAGGTTGGATGGAATTGGGCTCACTTTGACAAGAAGAACCCGGAAAAGAACCCAGATGGTGTAAGAAAGTATAAAGGCAATGACGAAAGAAAACGTAGACATTTTCCCGAGAACAACATTCTCAACTGGAAACCTAATAGATGAGTTTGTTCAGGACACTCGGGGAACTGAATCTCCAGAGCTTTTCCGTCGCTGGGCCGCTATCGCTATGGTAGCCGGCCTTCTTCAGCGGCGTGTCTGGTGTGATATTGGCAAGGGGAAACTCTTTGCCAACCAGTATATTCTACTGGTGAGCCCTCCCGGTGTGGGCAAATCCATCGTGCTGAAAAGAGTAGAGGAGCTCTGGAAACTTTCCGAGAAGATTTTCATTGGGGATGAAACTACAACCATCCCCGGGCTCCTGGATTTTATGCAGGATTGTTCCAGTCCTGTGTCAGGCCCCTTTGGGGAAACCCTGGTAACCCACCCTCTTTCTGTCGCCCCTCGCGAGTATGGAACTTATATGAAGGCCTATGACCTAAGCGTCCTGAATGTCCTTAACGACTTCTGGGATTGCCCGAGTTCCTTCTCCGAGATGACCAGAGGTGGTGGAAAGAACACTCTAGATTTCCCAGTCCTGAACCTCATCTCCGGAACCCAGCCAAGTTTCCTCAACAACGTCCTGCCTGAGGAGGCTTGGTCTCTCGGGTTCTGTTCCCGTCTAGTTCTTTGCTACGATTGGAGGGCAGAGGTTCTCCGCACCAGGGATAGATTGAACCTCCCGGAGTTCCCCCTGGCCAAGTATCACCCAGCAGTGGAGGCTCTCGTGGGTATCCAGGGCCAGATGACCTTCACCGAGGAGGCTCTTGACTTCCTTGACACCTGGATAATAGATGAGAAGATGGCACCCGTGCCTTACCATCCACGCCTGGCATCCTACGTTGCCCGTCGCCCTGTGCACTGGCTCAAAATAGCTATGTGCCTTGCGGCCGCTCAGGGAACCCTCCTCATCACCCAGCCCATCCTGGCCCTCGCTAAGGAGTGGCTCCTGGAACTTGAAACCAATATGCCTGAAATTTTCCGAGATATGAGTAAGGAATCCGACAAGGATGTTATGGATGAAATCAAGCTGGCCATTGTCCGGATGACCCTCCGAACACCGGTATTCCCAGAGCGCAAGCTTGTCCAAATCCTCACTACCAAAATCCCGACCCACAGGATTTCCTACTTCATCGATACCCTTCTCAACGCCGGGTACATCGAGGAAACAGAAGCCCCAAAAGGCTCAATCAACGCCCTTGGCCAGAGAGGTTTTCGCCACTTCAAGGCCGGGGTAGACTTAAACAAACCTATGTAAAGGAGAACACCTATGATAGAAATTCACATTGAGGATGGACTTGGGATTTCCGAGAACCCTGAGAACACCCTAGCCCATCCATCCTACCGCCACTTTAGTCCGGAGGAAATCCAGGCCTATGCCCGCGCGTGCAAGCCAGGCGTTTCCCTTCCCGACATCCTGAGTGCCATATCCCACGAGGCCCTGTCCTGCCGGGAGCTCTACTTTCAAAAAGGCAAGGATGCCCTCTGCCTGTCCTTTGTCCGCCTGGTGTTTTGGCTCCAGCTGTTGAATACGAAAGCCCTGGTTGAGGGTGGACTTACAGAGGAAATGGTGCACCGGCAAATTGCGGATTTTTGGAATAACAAACGGGATTTTTAATCGGCGTAAATGCGGTTTGTTTTGCCGGTTTTGGGCAATAAATTAACGGGAGGTAAAGTTGTGCCTCCCGTTTCTTTTTGCGTTTGTGCGGGGAAATTTCCGAGCCGTCCCATATCCCGATGAAGTGAGCCGTCCCACTCTCCCATCACAATCCCAGTTCCCCGGCTGTGGTTCCCCAGACCCCATAGTAGTCCACATTCCTCTGCAGGGGTGTAAGTTGCCGGTTTTCAATTCGAGTCTGAGCGCTGTCTACCATATTCCCCACATCCACCCCATCGAGGAGGGCCCTCTGCACAATGGTAAACATCAGCCGGCCATCCCCACTTTCCAGGGCATTTGTAAAGACTTCCGCATAGCTCTGCGTGAGCTTAGCCCGCTTGTCTTTATCCCTCCAGATTTCATTTGAAATCTTGAAGGCCTGGTCAACCCTCGTGGGAGTGATGTTGAAATACTGATAGGCCAGGCTTTCCAGCGGCGTGAGGTCAGCAATCTTAGTCCCAGTACTCGCGTAGAGGGTATCATTGACCACCTGGGTTGTCCTATAGAGCATCTTCGGACTGAGTGCCCTCATCATACCCTGCTGGAAACCTCTATCCCCGGCAGGATTTCTCCCCGTCGTGGCGTAGTAATCAATGCCTGAGTCCAGGCCATTCCACAGCGCCTTGAGCCTCTGCCCCCAGACAAACCCCATAAAACGCTGGGTTTCCTCGCCCGGGGCACGGAATGGGCTGTTTACCTGGGATTGCAGGGAGAACCCAAATGCCCCAGGGATGCCATAGAGGAGAAAATTACTTTCCGCTCCATTTCCCCACCTGTCATACAGCAAATTACTCATCTTGTCATCCGCCGCCCACTCGGTGAATCTTTCCAGGGTAGCTCCAATCTCCGAGCTCCCCATACCACCAAGCAGGGAGGTTGCCAAGTTACTATACATATAGGGTTTCCAGGCCCCATACCTTAACCCCGCATCGAGGTATTGCATTTGCCAGCCCACGTAGTGCATAGTCCAGTTTTTGAACAGACCCCAGGCCTGACCAACCGGCCCCTGCAGCACGCGAGCTCTATCACTAGCCGCGAATTGGAACATCGTATTTTCTGTAAACTTCTTAGCCCCGAGGTACACCTGCTCCTTGGTTATCATCCCGGCCTTGGCCATAGAATTAAAAAGCTTATACCCCACGGTCATAGCATAGCCACGGGACGCCTGTTCTGAGAACGTTGGGAGCATAGTGGCCATATTCCTGAGCATCCCGGAGTAGTCTCCCTTTTTCAAGGAATCTGCCAGGCCCTGTCCAAGCCCAGAGTTCTCTCCAATATAGCTTTCAATGAACCGCGGGCTCAGTGCCCCATCCCGAACCATCTGCTCCATGAATTCCGAGAACCCTTGTTCCACTTTCGGGTTGCCCATAAGTTTCAGGCTCTCCCACATAATTTTGAGTGGACTCAGAGTATTCGCAACCATTCCCTTGCCACTTTTGGCAATGAGGGGAACCCCGTCATACGCCCACTGGAGGGCTTGCGGACATTCCCTGAGTAGGGCCAGCTGCGGCAGCACAGTGGTAATGGGTTGCAGGATATTGGCCAGCGCGTAGGCCAGGTTTCCAAAACCCAAGTCCAGATGGGCACTCGCCGTGTTGATACTACGGACAATCCTACTCGCGGAGTCCGTTCCCAGTACTGGTGCCAAGATGCTATCTGTGGTCTTATTGACCAGTTGGCTAAACACCCCCTGTTCCCCTTTGAGGACACTCAGGGTATCCTGCAACATTACCGCTGTTCTAGGGTCATCAATACCCAGCGTAGCGATGTCCTTGGCCAGCACCCTGTCATTGATTTCATTGGCCAGCCAGATATATTTATTCTCCAGGGAGTAGCTCAAATTTTCAATAAGGTCTTCCGCCGTGCGCGCCCGGTTGTAACCACCAACCCCAGACCGCGGGAAGAAAAAGCTAGACTTCGCCACATCCGGGTGAGTCCCCGCGTACTGGGCTGCAAAGTTATTAGCCAGGACAAAGTCATCTGTGCCGGAAAGGAGTTTCTCCTGCCTGAGGTCCAGCGCTCTGTCTTTCATCCAGAATTCCCCAAGCCTCCAGTTACCTCCATTTTCCTTAGCCTTGTCAATAACTCCCTTGGCCATCTTCTGCACAGCTTTTTTGTTATCCCCACTCACGATGTAAACCAGGTTCCCTTTGTCATTGAGAATGGCCTGCCTTAGGGAGCCCTGCCAATAGTGGCTAATCCCGTAGTGGCCCTTCCTCAGAGGGAACATCTTAGCATCTGGGATGTAGAGTTTCCCCGCACTGGTGGTGAGTTCCTGAATAGCCTTGTCATGGAGAGTATTCAGCGCACTGAGGGTATCCAGTCCATCCGTCCCAAGGGCATTGACCAGCTCCGGCCTGATGAGCACATCACTGAAAGGAATCTCATCATCTATCACCTTGAGCAGGGTATCAAACCCTTGAGGGTTCTTCGTGGCAAGTTGCCTTACCATATTCGCGAAAGCCCTAGGGTCATCCCTCTTAATCCCCCCAGACACCACCTTTAGGAGGGAATCCTCCCCAACCTGTGGCCGGCCATAGACAAGTTCCTGAGCCTTTCTCCTGGCATTATCCCGGGTGTTCTGTGCCACCGCGTAGATTTTCCTGGCCAGCGGGGAGTTCTTAAACTTAAAGGCCGTGGGGTAGAAGTTTCTCTTTGCAAAGCTAGCCACGTTGCCCAGCAGCTCCGAGTCCTCAACCGCACCCCAACCAAGTTTCCGGGCAATATTCTTAGCCCCTTGAAACCCTTTGGCCTCAGCAAGGGAGGGAATATCCGTGCCATCGCCTAGGGTATCTGAGAATCTCAGCGCCCTATCCAGCACGGCATCGGAGTCCCCAATCCCCCGATAAACAGTCTCCGGGTCTCTCCAGGCATCGGAGTTAGAAATCTTGAGGAGGTTCCCCTGCTCAGGAATAAAGTGTGCAGGGTCATCCGTTTTGGCCACAAACCAGTTGCCTTCTTTGCCTGTTTTCCTGGCGATGACATAGAGCCCATCTTTCTCTTTCCCTAGCCTCCAGCCATTACCCACCTCGGCAAGGTTCCCCTGGATGGTATTATCCAGCCGAGTGATGGCTTTCTTTCCCTGGGCACTGACCAATCGAGGAAACTGCACGTATTCCAGCCAGTCTTCCGTGAGGGTACCATTGCCTTTGAGCTCCCCAACCGTGCGCTCCAGTTCGCTCAGACTCTTAAACCCGATTTCTTTATTAGGACTGAATGCCCGGCTTCTTACAGAGCTAGTCCCCCGGAGCACCGAGTTCAGTGCTTTCCATTTTTCACTTCCCTCCAGCTCCCCAATCATATGGTCTCGAGACTCTTCCCGAATCCTGCGTTCCAGACCCAGGATGGTATTATTCAGCTCCCCTTCCAGCTCCGGTTCCACAGTACCTACCTTCGCCCGAGCATTGCGGAGGTTTTGTTGCCAGGAGTTCTTACTCGAGATGTCTGCGAATTGCTTAGGCACGCGGACGCGTTTTCCTCCTGAGGCAATCCATCCCAGACCACCCGCGAGTACCCCTCCTGCACCAATATCCACTAGTGCCTCCGTGGCACGCTCGCCAAGGGAACCTCCCTCCCATTCAGGGTTTGCGGTTTGAAGCCCCAGACCGATGGCCTGACGTCCCACTTCTATTGGGGCAAGCAAGGCAGCCTCACTACCCAACCTGGACAAAAAGGGGGCCTTGGCAGTGTTCTCCACACTTGCCAGCCCTCGAGCCCATTTTCCATAGCGAGTCCCCTTGGCCAGCATACTTGCTGCTTTAGCCGTCCCTGCTGCAAGAGGTGCCACCTGGGAAATAAACGCCGCCTTGGGATTTTCCGCCTCCCATTCCTGCACATCCTCGTCCGGGTTATCTAGCCCAAAAAGGCCTAACGTAGAGTTCCACGTTAGGCTCTTAGCCAGATTCTCAAAATATTTCAGCTTGTCTTCCATATCACTCTCCTTGAATCATCTGCAGACCCTGAATGTAGTAGTTCTGCATAAATGGGATTTGAGAATTCTTGTCCTGGAGCAAGAGGCTTTGCTGTTGCGCCCTCTGCATTATCTTCTTCGGAGTCATCCGGCTGAGTTCCTTATCCGACATCTGGGCCAGGTCGCTCAGCGCGGCATTCTGTCCAAGGGTTCTCGCCTCACCCTGTTTGTCCACCTGCTCCCAGTGGATATTCCCGTTGGCATCCCGCCAGTAGGTTTTATTGCCCCCTAGTGCACGAGGTTGCATAGCCTGCCATTTAGCCAGGGCCATATTGGCTTGCGCGAGGGCATTACGTTGCCGCATTTCCTCCTTGGCGAATTCCTGAGCCACCTGCCATCTTTCCGCAGATGCACGGGCCTCTTCCGTAGCATTCTTGGCATCCGTGACAGACTTGTTACCCTCAGCCGTAATCCGGTTCATCTCATTCACGGCCTTGGAAAAGTCAGGGAGTTTTCCTGAAAAGTCCGCGTTGGCAAAACCTGCCGCGAGAACATCCCAGACATTGTAGGGAGTCCCCTCATACTGAGGGGCTTTAACCTTGGAGGTGTCAATATCCCGCATACCCAGGTTTATCTCCGGAAAGGGAATTCCCTGTCCACCCTGGTCTCCGGTCACCATTCCAGCGCCACCTCCTGGGCCACCCTGGGCAAGGTAGGTTTCCAGCCAGGTTTTCTTCGGAGTTCCCTCTTTATCTTCCCCAGCACCGAACAAACTCAGAATATAATCCCCGATACTTTCTCCTGTATTCGCAGCCCAGGAGAGCCCAAACTCCCCGGCATTCTGAGGGTTTTCTGCAGCGTGGTAGATATAATCCCCTGCAGCCACTGCAGCACCGAGAGGGTCAACAATCTGCTGGCCGGGGTAGGGCAATCTATCCGTGTTCCTGTTAGGAAGTTCACTTCTATCCTTTATCAGCCCCTCTTTTGCACCCTGCTTAGCAAGTCCTTGATTGATGGCCTGAGCAACCTGCCGTCCCTGCTGGGCCAACTTATAGGGAATACTATTTTCCACCCTGTTCTGAACATTCTCCTGAGAGAAATATTCCCGTATTTGATTGTCTAAAAAACTTGGAATCAAATCAACCATCTGTCATCTCCTTAACCACCTAGCCCAAAGATGCTAGAAATCATTTTCAAATCCGAGCCCAGGCCATTATATCCACCTTGAAGTCCTGCAACCCACGGATTAGTTTGTTTATTATATGCCGCTTGGCTTGCGCCCATCGCGCTACCATAGGCCATAGCCAAATCCCACAGGTAATTAGTTTTGGCCATATCAGCCTGTTGCTGTTGATTGGCTGCATTGACGAGCAGGTTATTCGCCGCCGTGCCGGTGTTGAGATAGTTGCTAACCGAGTTGGCATCGGCACCAAGAAGTGCTGGAGTCTGCGCCCTCTGATTTGCAATGTCCGCCGCGGCCTGTGCAACAATCTGATTTTCCAGGTTTTCCTGAACCCTCTCCCGGGTGAGGTAATCCCTGCTTCCACCATAAGCACCAGCATCAATAGCCGCACTTCTCGCCGCCGGGATGAGTTCATCTCGGGTCTGTTTAATCAGATTATAGGTTTCACCCTCCAGTTGCGGAGCGATACTTTCCGTAGCCTTTCTATACCCCAGCCCCAGACTATTCGCGGCCTCGTTCCCCAGATACTGATTATATGCAGAGTCCCGCCCTGCAATCTGATTTGCAAAATTTATATTCCCTGAAATGCCCTGTTGAAGTTCTGGGATATAATCCACCCAGCCTTTTTGGGCTTCCGCGTAGGCATCTCTAATCTGATTCCGAACCCCATTAAGCTCAGCCGCATAGGCAGCGTTCGCCTTGTTCTCGGATTTCGCGTTAGAGTGCCCTGTAATAGCACCAACAACACTACCCATTGTCAAACTCCTTTACACTAACTAGACAAACAATATTGTTAAACTTACTAAATCCCAGTGGACGGAATTTTAAAAGCCTGGCCATTTTGAGCGCCCGGAGGTTATTCACCGGGGTCAGGCCATAGAATTTTGGCACCCCCAGGATTTTCTTTGCCACAGGCAAGACTTCCTGACAAAACCTGAGGGCATTCCAAACATCCACCCTAGGCAGGCACGTCCAATGGGCCTCGGCTCTACCATTCCCCTGGAGGAAAAGTGCATAGCAGCCATATCTCCTCAGACAAACCCACTTCACACCCAGGGCATCCAAATCCACCTCAAACAGCCAGTTTGCTCTATCCTTGGGGACTGTATAAAACCCATCCACTGTCATTATCATAAACCCCCAGGTAAATCTTCCCGTCCTTTTTGACCCTAATCTGGTCGCCATCCACTGCAGGAGGCAGGCCATTCCTCGGCTTTCCTGCGTCCCAAATATACAGTCCCAGATTGCCCACTTGTGGATTGGCCTGTTGGGCACGGAGGTTCCCTACCACAATCGCAGCCCAAGAACGCCAATCCTGATATTCCTCCGGACTTGGGAGGTTTGAAAAATCTGTCATCCTAGAGTCTCCCATTCATCTGCTGCCCAAAGAACTCCAGGGCAGAAAGTTTCCAAATAGTTTCCGCGCCAACATCCTCAATGCGGATACGAAAGAACCTTCCTGTAATCCTCGTCCAGCAAAGATTATCCAAATCACTGAGAGGAAACCAGTCAGTCCATTTAATCGGGTCTTCGAGGCGGTCTCTCCAGCCCAGCTTAATCTTTGCAGTGGAGGAGCCGGAGTTCTTCATTTCTGCATTGAAAGTGTCTATGTATTTATGCCCTCGGGTGTTGAGCTCAATATCCTTACTTTCAATCCAGAGTTCTTGGTCTCCCTTATTAGTGGAAATCAACTGTCCATCAACGTAGACATTTCCTAAACCTGACACCATATCTTGCCTCCATAAGAAACTTGCCCATAGCCCTCATAGGTCATTCCAATCTGCCCATCGGCGTCTTCAGGCAGGGGAAGTTTGCCCTCCGCCTGGCCCTGATTCAAGGCATTCTTGAGGTCATCCACATAGAGCGTACCGTCGCCCGAGACCCAGTATTGTTCCCAAGCGCAGTACCTGTCCCAATCAAGCAGCGTCCAAGTGTTATTTCCCAGGTTGAACCCAAAACAAAGCAGTTCGGTATTGTCCGCGCTTTGCACCGGGACGAAGAAAAAGACGTGCTGGAGAATTCCCCAAGCCGCGCAAAAACAACTTCCTGTACGGTTCAAGTCCAGGCGCTCATTCAACGTCGCACCAACTCGCTCGTTATCCACAAAAGTGATGCCGCTACCATCAGACACCCAAATGCCGTTAGGCCCAAAGGCAAAGATACTCTTATTGGCCACACAGATAGACCGGGAGTTCCAGCATCCAGCACCTTTATACAACAGCCCATAACTGAAAATATAAGGCCGGGAGATGTAGCTTACCTTGACAACCTCCCTATTCGTGCAGAGGAGCATAAAGTTATCCAGCGCAACACCACCAACCAGTTCCCCCTGGATGTCCCTAATAAACAGGTCGCCAGCCATATTCCCCTGTTCGGGAGTCCAGTAATCCGGGTTATCATCATCAGACCAAAGCACCGAATCCGCACAGACAGCCACCAGAAAATTCTTACACTTGAGGAGGAACTTAGGTACATAGCCCCTAGCTGTAAAGTTTTCAACCTCCTGCATAGTGCTATAAGGCCAGTACGCAGGGTTCTCTTCCTCTGTAGGCTCGCCAGTTTCATCCAGGATGAATTGGTTGTCATCCCTAGGTTTCCACACCCAGAGCTTCTCCCCGTGAACAGCATAGACCCACTTACCAAACGGCTGGAAACTCCAATCCCCTGAGGCAACGTGTCCTTGAGGGGTTACATCAGTAATCTCCGCTGTGGTAAGTGAATAGGTTAGTACTGAACTGGTCGTGCCAAGGAAGATTAAATCACCAGCACCGCAAATAGCGTTTACAGGGACACCTGCTGACATCAACGGAATTTGCCCGGGCATAGGCTGGAGGGTTCTATCTATAAAGAGCACACCTCTCCCATCCTCCCAGAGAATAGGCTTCTGGTCAGGTAAGTCAGGCGTGTAGCCTGAAGCCAGCTCGTCAATTCGTACTAACCTTTCACTCATTTCTTTTCCTCTGGTTTGGTTAATTCTTTCGCAAGGTCAACAGCTTTCTTTGTCTTGGCAATATCCTCTGGTGTGGCATTGCGCACGTTGAGGGCCAGGATAGCCAGGAGCTTTTTCAGCCAGCCAGCACCTGGAATAAGGGCACAAAGAGCAGAACTACCAACCACCACACTACCAATAATAGTAGCAAGAGGCTCAAAGTTCTCAGAAACGTAACTAAAAAATTCATACATTCTAATCCTCCAGTTCAAAGTGGGGTTTATCAACGAGGGACTTCCACGTGCCACCCCAGGTTATATTAAGTCCTAACTTCCCGGCGCAATAGCCCAAGTAGAAAGCCAGGACGTTCCAAGCGTTAGAGTCAGAGTCAATCAACCCATCTTTGGTCTTAGGACAGGGCCAGGGATAGAGGTCAACAGCCAGGCCTTCGAGATGTTTAGATTTGAGAGTTTTACTCACCCCAGTAGCCACATAGGCCTTCTGAGTTTCCTCAGTTCTCAGCCCCTCAATCACCGAGAAGTCCACATAGTGCAGGGCCTCCTGGATGAGGGCAACCAGTCTAGGGTCAACGCCAACTAGACGTTCCTGACTCCTCTGACTCAGCTTGTACGGTTCTTTTCTTCTCTGCATGGAATCGTTCAATCCTCTCAAAAATAGTAGCTTGGTCAATCTTGATTTGAGTCAGGGTCTCAAGCATTTTATTCTGATTCCCTATAAGTTTCTCAATCGCCTCATTTGTGGCATAGTGCTTGACCAAGCTAAGGTTAATCATTTGGATTTCCTTGCGCAGAGCAAAATACTGCGAAAGTATCCAGCTAAGTAAAATTGCATTTAGCGACCAAATTATTTCCAAGTATCCTGGCATAGTTGTCTCCCTCTTTTATTCCAAAATAGTGGAAAAAGGCCTACCTGTCAAGATGGAATTGAGCAGAGTGTCAACCACCCGAAAACCCAGAACCCTGAAAAGAATTCTGCCAGGGCTGTGGAACGATTAAATGGGGAGGGGAGGACATTTGCAACCCAGGGGGAAAGTTCAAACAGCGACCAACAAAAAGCATAGATGTTGGCGATGGGCAAGCCTACAAGAAGCCACATAGGGTCCTTTAATACAATCGCCACTAAGAGCATAGGACAGGAGTATCTGAGGAACATATAGAGAAAATCATAGCAGAAATCATAGGGTTTGGCACCAATCCTAGAGTAGAGCCAATCCAGGGGAAAATGATACCATCTCTCTTTATACCGTTCTACCGTCTTGGAATCCGGTTCCCCTCCCCTGCCAAGGTCAAAACAGCATCCGTGCCCGCGAGACCAAAACTGGAATTGCAACCAAAGAAGGATTGGAATTCCCCAGGCCAGATTGGATGTATCCAGCCCTAAACAAAGTCCCATCCCGGCTACCATCAACACAGTTTGCACGCCGCGACTGCTAAGCAGGGGCACTTCTTTCCAGCCCCCACCAAACAGCCTCCTGAGAAAGCCACCGGTTAAACCTGCAATCAAAAATTGTAAAGCATCAATCATCATAGAATCTCCTTTCTCCCCTATCGTGGAGCAAGAAAAAGAGCCTGTCAATATTCAAATCAACAGGCTCTTAAATCAGGCTGGAGGGTTTCCTAATTATTCTGTGCAATGCATTGCAAGGTAATATCTTTTGGCTTTCCCCTCAGGAGCATCCTTATCCTCGAGGAAGTCAAATGCCAGGTCAGCATAATACTGCGGTGCCTGGCCATCTTTATAGTAGTCGCTCCGTACCATATTCAGCGTGTAATAAAGGTCATAGATGTTGTAGTTTTTACATCCCCAATCTATACTCATCGAGGTTGCAACTTTTTCAACATCCTCGAGAGTCCAGTAGGCACCAGAACTTCCATCCTTGTTTTTCATCCGAGCCACTGCCTTTTCCGCGCCGTCCTTGGTAAAGTGATAACCATAGACTAAGCTCTCGGCCTTTTCCCTCTTGTGTTCCCAGTGCCCAGGATTACTTTCATATCCCATCTCGGCCATCTCGGCCAGTATTTCTATCATTGCGAGATGCTTAGAAGTTTCAATTTTCTTTTCCCTGGCAAACTCACACAGTTCTCTACACCATCCCATCATAGGTCTCCTTGAAATCCAGGGCTGGCCTGAAAGGTAACACCAGCCCCTTTGATATAAATTTACCCTGCAGCAGTTCCACTTGTCGGAAGCTTGGACAGAATGAGGTTAAGGTCATTCTGAGTAGAGCAGCAACAAGCCGCCAGCTGTTTCTCAAGTCCGCAGAATCTCTCGCCAAAGTTAATCGACTGGAGCAAATTGCTTTTATCTGCATACAAGCGAGCATTCTCGGTCTGCAAAGCAGATATCGTGTTCTGGTCAATTTTGTTGGAGAGGGCTGCATTACCAGTTACAATGGCATTTACAATCTCGCGGGTCTGTGCAGAGGTCTGCAAAGCAGCAGCCGCGGCAGTGTTATTAACCGTCTGGTTGATACCCGCAAAACCCTGGCACAAAGCACTTTGAATACCTGCAATACCATTATTCAGGGAATTGTAGAAGTTTTGAGCCTGGATGTTATCCAACTGGGAATTGATTCCATTATCTGCAATCACAGCACCAGCTCCACCCAGGGCGCCTCCACGGCCTCCCCAGCCCCAACCTCCGCCATTGCCACCAAAAGCAAACAGGGCGAAAATCAAAAAGGCAAAGAAGATTCCAGAACCGCCGAACCCATCATAGTTTTCAGTCATAAGTTTTCTCCTAGAAAAAGTTAATCAGGAGTAATAACTCAGGACTCACTTGTTCAACATTCCACCTAGGAACTTTTGAAAAGCTTCAGGGTTTGCATTCTGGAGCTGGGCCATCTTTTGGTCTGCTGGGGTTGAATTAAACTGGCTGACAAGGTTGTCAAACTCTGCCCGCGAGGTCTGCGGAAGTCCCCACTTCCTGCAAAAGGTGTTCCACTGAGAATACATCGAGTCTGAAGAGATAAGTTTCTTGAGCATAGCCTGTGAGGCCATAGCTACTAAAGATTGAAGATTAAACATTTGTGCCTCCTTTGTTATTACAAGAAAAGTATGGCACGAAAATTAGATTTTGTTGTGTCAATATTGTGGAGAATTTGTGCAAGGCCCGGAAAGAATTAAATCTATATAAAAAGAGGGCTGGGACGGCGCATTTCCAAATGCAATTCCGTTACCCAGCCCTAATCAATCAGTCCAAGCCATTTTAATGTTGCCTTGAGTCGGTTCAAAGCTTCAATCATCTTATGACTATGTGAGGATTCACTCATACCCAGGTCTATCGAGGCGTGAAGCCGCTGTTGCTCTTCACAGTATCTTTTCAAAATCATCCTGGCTTTTTGAGCACTTAGGCCTGACTTCTCCAAGACCTCCACAATACAAGATAAAAGGCCCCTTGTCAAGAGTCTTTTGTTAGTTCTTTTTGAATTGGTATCTGGTCGTGGAACCCGAGGTTACCTTGCGAACCTTGTACTGATAGGTTGCATAGTCCGCACCGATGAAATTAGGGAGCTTGGTGTCAGAGGTGTTGACCTTGCCATAGATTTCAATACCAGCAAAACTTGCCTCGGAAGAATTAGCACCCCCGGAACCATTAGTAGCACCTGCAAAGACAAAGCGGAGATATTTGCAAGGAGTGTTGGTGCTGATATTGATAGTAGTAATACCGGACTTCTCAGGAGAGAAACCATCAAACTCCCCATAATCAAAATAGTTCACCCCATCGGCAGAGCCCTGGAGTCTCAGTGGGTCAGGATAGACTACATAGTTTGACCTGTTACGAAAAACCACCTTGGTAGGGATGAACAGCTTGGAATATCTATATTCAAGCCAAGCACCTGCCCGATGGCCATCAGCATCCTCCCATTCCGAAGAATTATCCCCATCAAAAGCATACCACATCAAGGTTGAGCCTTTTTCACCTGAGCCAGTGATAGCTGTTACTCGAGAAGCATCTCCATTCTCATCCCAGGACACAGCATAAGGAGCCTTGCCTCCGTTTGAGGCATAGATTACAATACGCTGAACCATTGAGGGATAGCCATCTCCATTAGTATTAGGCCGAATGCATATTCTTAGTTTAGATACGTTATTCCTAGAAATAGCATAACCCCTAAGCCCAGAAGCATTTGTAAATGTAAGGTCATATTTCAGTTGAACAGGTGAACCTGAACTCATATCATAGATGGCCACGCCAGTAACTTCAGAGTGATAGCCACCTATCACAGGGCAATATATTTCTACTTTTGTGATGTTCTTCGCACTAGGGAAAACAATATCCAGCACGGTAAAAGTCCTACTCCCGTTGTTAATAATCCAGGCATTATTCTGTGCTTGTTCTCCTCGGAAAGCCTTCCACACCTGGTCAAACCGCTGAATAGCCGCTGTGCCCCAAGTCATAACCCCTGCATCCGTCATCGTGCCACCAGAAAGTTTCGGGTCAACGAACTGGATTTCTCCAGTGTTAGAGGTATTAGAGGTAAGTCTTGGAGGAACCCACTCCCAGCCACTTGCATTCCAATTCCGCCGGTAATAGGACGGAATAGCCATAGCCTTATAAACTGTCATTTCTATTCTCCCAAGATAGAGTTAACCACAGAAATGTCGGGGAGAGATTCCTCAAGGTAGGGATTTTCTTCCCGAATCTTAGCGACAAGCTCAGACCGCTGGGCGAGAAGGGCCTGAATTTCCTGTTCAACCTCGGGATTCTGCACATCATCCCTGAGGCGGGAGATTTGAGAGGTCAGTGGGTCAACAGTCCCACGATAGAGCATTTCTCTCGTGGCTCGAATAGCCTCGTTCTTCTCCTCAATAGAGGGTTCCGGCTGGTCTTCAAACCAAACCTTTTCAGGGTCTTCTTTCAAGATTCTTCCCTGGTTTTCTTCCAGGGTTACAAATTCCGCATACTGCTCATCAGTATAGGGTTTAGATAAATATTCCATAGGATTCTCCTTTCAAATATGGGTGGATTGAGCAGGGGGGGGGTCAGACAACAGGTCAAGCAACGCATACAGTTACTTTTCCTGCCCCTTACACAACTACCTGTAATGTAATCGCATCAACAGATTCAGGGGTATTAGCTGTACAGGATATAACTACTAAACAATTTAATATTTCTATTTGGCAGCCAGGTAAAACCCCTATAAATTACTGGTATGCTTGTGGATATTAGTACCCACAAGCTCTCCAGTCATTAGTTCCTTTATTAAAGGAATAAACGTGTCCACCTTTAACCGTTCTGTTTGTAAAACCATTAACAGCATCATATTGATACCCAACTGTTACATCGGTTTTAATAGCCAGGAACGTGTAATCTGTTGTAGCAAAGGGTGTATTGAACGTGAGGTCATAGCCAGTGCCAGACATATCAAACTGACCCCCCTGCTCAATCCACCCATCAGAGTACTTCGTATACCAATTCTTTCCACTTCTCCAGGTTGCGGTTACAATCCTCTTGGCTTCCACAAACTCACTTGCGTGAACCATATCAGAGATGGAATCAAGAATAGTCCCAACATCGATATTTTCCACGTTGGTGATGGTGTTGCCTACCTTGTAATAGCACAGGAGATTTTTACTTTGTGGACGAACCCAGACGTTATCTCTATAGGGGGAAACACCTGAATAAGCGTGATTACTTCTATTAGCATTAAAAAGTATATTACTTTCTTCACCCTCAGCTCTTCCCCCGCCACCACCATACTGTCCTCTAAATTTAGCAGTTATATAAATAGCTTCAGTTGAAGAATTTACGTTACCCCTAGTATTACCTATAGAAGCAAGTTCACCTTTAACATTAGGCAGAGTTTCATCCAACACCCGGCCAGGAAATCTAGTATCATTTGTAGGTAAATCATAAGATTGCCAGCTAGTTCTAAGGCGAATAGTTTTTGCATTAGTATCTAGCACATGCCCTAAAGATTCACCAATGGCGAAATACGCATTATTATATACGTCATTAGTAACAAATCTCCACCCAGTAACAGCATCAGTTCTCACTGAGTAGGTTTTATTATAGTGTTCCTCATTAGCTGCAGTACTCCTATCATAGGCTGCTTTCATAGCATTCCAGAGTGAGGTATAGGTATTCCCACTCAGTGTTGACCCCGCCAAGGCCCAGCCGATAGCCGCATCCCCGGAGAGTTTATAGTCCAAATCAATGGTAGCCAGCAGTGGTAGCTGAGCACCACCAACCCTGTCAAGGATGTCCCAGTTTTCATTCAAAGGTAAATCCCAGTCAAAGTCCCCTTTTTCAGGTTTATTCAGCCCAAGCGTGGGAGTCTTCTCATATCCGTCCATCTTCTATTCTCCTACTTTAATTTCCCAGGTTACCCGAATAGGAACCCCGTTCTTGATTGTAAATTGCTGGAGGGGTAAGAACCGTGCCAGCATAGTATTGCCATCCGCCTGGGACTGGAAAAGCCCAATCTCCAGGCAATCCCTAGTGTCCTGCCCTGTATAGGTAAATGTACCTACCCAGGAGAGCACATTACTTCGCCGTTCAACCGTGCAGGGAATCGTGGCAACCGTAGACCCCTGGAGGCCAGTCATCGAGTCGGTCGTGATGGCCGCAGAGTTCCCTAGGCGAAATTCCGATGGAAGTTTCACGGCATTCCCCTCGAGGAGTCTCTGCGCCAAGAGCACCAACCCACCAGTAACCACCCGATTTGCACCCCAGGCAAGGAGTTTCCCCTTACCTAGAGGACCCTCCCAGACCTCTACCTTACCAGTAACAGTTCTGTCCATCTTTCCTCCTTACGCCGCAGAGGCATCGTTGAATTGATAAGTCCAAATGATTTTAATTTCATCCTTGTCCTTTTTGGTGTAGGTTCCCGTAACCGCACGACTGAAAAGGATACCCCCACTTGCGGCGGTGAAAATCCCTGTTTCCTCCCAAGCACCAGTGCCAACACCTGCCGCAAAAGTAGCGGTAAACTTCACCGTGCCATTGGTCTGTTCAACCTCCTCAAAGGCAATCCTCGCGAGCTGAGAACCTTTCAGCCCTACGTCCGCTAAATTCGGTGCAGTGCTAGAAGTCCCAACTGCAATATGGCTTGGTGCAGTAGGGGATTTCTTTGAAACAAACTTGGCAATTTCATTCAGGCCTGTTTGCACAAACATATTGTGAACTTTGAAAACTGTTTTCCCCGTCTTCAGGTCAATAGCTTCAAGAGTGCCACAGCAATTTACAGAATTCTTTTTCATAACCCATATTCTCCTATACCATAACCTGAAATTCCATAGCCGAAAGCAACGAGCAGTTCAGTGGAAATATTACAGGTAGCTGTTGATTTAATTTGATGAAACGTTTGCAGGATATCAGAGGAAAGCACCCGGGAGGAAATTGGCTTGGATACCCTGAGCAGGTAGAGCCCCCGGGCAAGCAGACTTTCAACAAAAGCAGTCTGGAGGGCCAAAACCCTAGACGCTCTGCAGGCTCCCTCTTCAGAACCTCTTTCCAGCAGGGAAGTCCAGGTGGAACTTTCCCTAGCCCTAAGCAGGGCCTCAGGCTTGACAGTCGGCAGGGCTTTCATCAAGTCCCCAACCTCAATCCCTTCCCCTTGCTCAATAATCTGCTTAGCCATTGTGTAGTAGTCTGCTACAATCCCAGCCGCCTCACGGATATCTTTAGTACCCAAAAGCACAAAGCTTTCTTTCCCTTTCAATCCATCACTGAGCTCAGTATAGGTAGAAAGAACCACGCTGTCAAGATTCTTCATTTCAGTCTGCCCATAGAGATAATGCACAGCATTGAGGTCCAGGGTTTCAGAGCCAAAAAGAGAGTCCCTCAAGGAAGTCAACAAGTTTTGTTGAGTATCTGCCAAGAACCCACTTTTGGCCAGCGCCCTGAGAATCCATTGCACTCGGGTCTCTGTCCTAAACCAGCCCACAAAGTCATCCCTGTTCAGCACGATAGTGATATTAAAAAGCCCCTCATCCACGCAGACTGGCTTGTCGATATATCTCAAGTACTCAGTCTTTTGTTCCTCCGAGAAACAGTGTGGAAGGTCTGCTTGGGTATTTCTCCAGCTCGTGTCCGTGCCAGGAAGCAGATTCACAAGCACCGGAAACCCGGAGGACTTCTCAACTTCCCTCCCGGAAAAGCCCCCAGGTTCTATTGGGTCCCAAGGGCTGCAAGGTTTATCCGTCTCAGCCATCCAAACCTCCAAATGTTCCCGTGTCCGTGGCTCGACGAAGTTCAGCATCCGCAATGTGCAGAGTCTTAATGCCAAGTTCTGTCAGCGGGCCATAGAGTTCTCTCCAGGCAGGTTCCCGGCAAAATGCAGCGAGGTTCTGCATAGTCAGCCCAAGCAGAGCTTCCTGGCCATACTTCAAGATGGGTGAAGTTCTCTCCCCAGTCATCTCACTTTTCAGTGTGAACGCATTATACCAGAGGAACCCTCGGGTCTTATCCTGAATACCATTCGGGAGCCAGAGCCATCGAACATTCTGAATCCAATATCCCCAGGCATCCGAACCTCCACCACTCAGGGCAAAGCTTTCCGGGTCAAGGGCCTGGAGGGTATCCATACAGGAGGAAAAGTCGGAGGTTGAGATGTTCAGGGTGATAACCGACTTGAAGTCCTCGGGAAGTTCCAAAATATTTGGATTGTCCAGTGTCTGGTCAATTTGAAATTCCAGGAGCTTTTCATTCCACTTATAACTCCAGTTCTGTTCCAACGAGCGGACAGCCTGAAAAACCTTCCCCGGGATAACATCTTTCAGAGTATCTCCCTTGTTTGCCTCAAGCAACACCATATCAAAGAATTCTTGCCAAGTAATATCAGACATAAGCCGTCCCCTTTCCAAATGAAAATACAAATGAAGCCCTGGGCCTCACGAACCACAGGGCTTCAAACCAAACCGGAATTAGGCGCCGACCCCGCCGCCAGCTTCTGCACCAACAGCCTCGGTCTTGTAAACCCGCTCTTTGGCTTTGGCTAGGTTCTTGATAAGTCCGTGGTCTTCCAGCTGTTCAATCTTAATAGAACATTCGGCAATGTACCCAGACTTCTCACCGTCCATTCCGACCTCGGTCAAGTTCGGTTCATACTTCAAGTCACGATTGCGCAGGTAGACATACTTAACGTGAGCCATATCCAGCACAAACGCATAGGAATCAAATCCATAAACCGGGGAAGCTGTATCCAAACCGGAGGAAGTACTCTGACTAAACAGTGGGCAGGTCTTGAACACCAGCGTTCCGAATGGAGTAGTCAGACGAGATACCGTCATACCATACTCTTTCGTGCTCGGTTCCCAACGCCACGTTGAACCCTCAGACTGACGGATAATTTTCTGGATGGTCAACAGGGCCAAGTCCCCGCAGAACACCATCTTCTCAGACGAACCATACTTGAAGAGGTCTTTCATCCAGCTTTCCAAGTCATCATAGCTTACACCATCCGTTTTAGCCGAGGCATCGAAGATATTTTCAGCAGGGAGCTGGTCCAGAATACCACCCATAAAGCGTCTCGGCTTGCCATTGAACGTATCCTGGAATCTCTTGCCAAACCAGAACGAGCGCTCAATATCAATGGAGATATATTCCAGCGCCTCACGTTTGGCCTCTTTCAGAGCATCCCCTGTTCTCAGTTCCGTTTCCTTAGCCGTGCCGGTCATTTCCAGCGTGCGACGGAAGATTTGAGTATAATTATACCGTTTGAACGGGTCATAGGCCTGTCCGGTCGGCGGCAGGGAGCCTTCTTCAAAAGCCGTGCCGATGACCAGGAGCTGGTTCTTGTCCCCAATGTTGACGGCGGTTGAACCTGCAACACCACGGGTTAGAGTCAAAGCCGTATCCGTTGTCGGGTCAGCCTCAACCTGGAGGATTTCCTTGGTAGCCTCGTTGTACAACAGCGTCCCTTTGACAACAACCTTAGCATCCTTGGCAACGGTAACAGCTTTGGTACTTGTCGAGGCAACTGCACCATTTACCTGGAGGCGACGTGCATCGAGGCGTTTTTCAAACCAGTTAAATTCCGGGTCAGTTACAGATTCTTTCTTCATCTTAGAGGTCAGCGCAAAAAGCGGAAACTCTCCGTTCGGGTACTGGAGGAGGATACCCTCTCGCCAGTCCTTAGGACGAACTTCAGCAGGACTGAAATTCTCCGTAGTTCTTAAGCCAGTAATAGCCATTTTTGGTTCTCCTTAGTAAAGTTAAAAATCAGAATTCAAAACATCCAAAATTGCATCTGTGGAGTTCGGGGCTGGGGTTGTGGGTTTCGCTGGGGCGGGACTCGCCGGGGTCAGGGCAGGTGGATTCTTCGCAGGGGGGGGAGCAAAACCAGCACTCTGAGCATATGCCGCAAGGAGCTGTTTGACCCTCTGCCCGACGAGGTTTTTCACCTGGGTATTCCAGACCTTGGCACCTGTTTCTTGGGCAACACCCTGGATAGTACTCCGGATGATGGGAGTAAGTTCAGGTTTATTGAGCTCAGGGAAAGTCTTGAAAAAGTCCTCTCGGATAGTGTTTCTAGAAGAGGTTTCCTTTTCCCTGCGAGATACCAGATAGTCCACTGCACGTGGGATGGCCTGGAATTGTTCCTTTGTCCAGGAGCCCAGAGACTTCAGAATGTTGTTGTGAACAGTCATTGAAATCCCCGAGGCAAAAGCCTGTAAACACGCAATCCGTTCTTCCTCAGTTGCGTCTTGGCCAAATAAGCCAGCATAGAGCTTAGGAGAAATATTGTAGGTATAGTCCTGAGGTTTCCTCTCAGCAAATACCTTGGTGTCCTCGTCCTCCTCAGGTTCCCCCTTAGCGGGTTTCCCTTTCGGCTCTTTTTGACTCTGCAGGTTCTGCTGATTTTGCAGTATCTGCATCATCAAAGTTCTAAGCTCAGCATCAGACGGGGCAGGGCTGGCAGGGGTTCCATTGGAGGCTCCCTGCTGCTGTCCTGCCGCTCCCTCTTGGGTGGTACTCGTAGGTTCTACAGGAGAAGTAGCTGTAGAACTGGTTGAACTGGTTGAGTCAGTGGACTCAGCACCTGTAGAACCAGAGCTCTCCGAAGAGGTGTCTGATGCCGGGCTAGAAGGCTCGGAGTTTTCCCCTGGGGTCTCAGGGCTTCCCTCGGAAGGGGTGCCTTGAGGCGGGGTCTGGGATTCCGAACCAAACTCTAGGTCAAATGTTGCCAGGATATCATCCACCGAGTTCCCTACGGGAGCAGTGGCTTCCTGGTTTCCATTCTCTATTTCACTCATATTGCCTATTCCTTATCTTCCTCCAGGCGAGAGTTCTGGGTCTCAGCCTGGGCGATTAAACTCTCCACAAGGTCGCGAATACTCAGAACCCCTTGTGTATAGTTTTGAATCTTAATAGCTCTCACGCGACCATCGTCCGTGGAAATATCTATACTAGAATATATATAAAGTTTATCCGAGACTGTCAACTCCAGAAGTTCCAGAAAAAGAGGAAATCTTTTGTCAGTCAGAAGTCCAACTAACATTTCCATCTCGGTTTTACTAAACGGCTGGGAACGCCCTTTGGCCAGGGAGAGAAGACTCTCCCTCAGTCGACGTCCACGCCACCAACTAAAAAGCTTGTGTAGCATTGGCGATATCTCCTACAGGGACGAGGTTACCTGCCTGCACTTGGGCAAGTACCTGGTCGTTTGGCATATGATTGAGGCGGAACTGGTCAATGTTCTCAGCTCCACCCAGCCGAGCAACAAACTCAAAAATCCTACCCACATCATATTGCTGGGCGAGAGCCTGATTTCCAGCCACAAAGGTCAGGGCCTGCTGCCAGATGTCAAACAGGGCAACTTTGTCAAGCGGCAGCGACCCGTCGTGAACAGGGAAGTAGAAATCCCCCACCACAGATTCAGGGTTGATGCTCACTGGGAACGAGGAGCCATCATCCCCAACCACCTGGATACAGAAATCCTCAGAGAGGAACTGTTGCAAATTCAGGGACATCTGTTTTCCCAGCTGGGACACGCTCGCCCCAGAGATAAACTGTGCGTGAGATGCTAGGCGGGAAGAGGCCGCCTCAATAGTGGCGCGAATCTCGGTAGCTGTTTTGCGCCCGCCGGAATCCTGCTGTCCCCTCATATTATCAGTGATGGCGGAAATGTCATTAGCGATGCGCATAAGGTTCTGCATATCCCCAACGTGGCCAGAGGTAACATCACTCACCACAATCTGTTTGAAATAGGTATTCAGGTCTACACCAAAAGCCCTAGGTTTCATCCGGATTAACTTCCCTGGTTTGTCGCTCTTAAGGTCTTTTTCCTCCACCATCGAGGGGTCGTAGATAAAGCTGTTATTCACAACGCCCTTGACGTTGAAAATATGGGAGTTGAGGAACCAGGAGATAGAGTTCTGGAATGGAGCCAGATAGTCCGAAATACCACAGTTCCCAAAGCCATTACCCAAGGCATAGGGCTCATTAACCACAACAGGATGCTGTTGGTGGTCAGGAGAGAAAAGTTCAAACCGAATGAACTGGGATTCATTGGCCAAAGTTACCAAAAACTTGTAGGGTTTCTTAGGGTCAACCCCTGGGAGGTCCAGCCCAATCTCTTCCGGAATCAGCTCCACAGTGCCTTCATCTATCTGCACCCAAGGAGACCCCTGGTCAATGGCCGAGAAGTCGTATTGGAGGTTCAGGTCATTCCCGTTGGCCGCTAGGTTACGAAGTGAGGGGTTCCCGGAACGGGGGGTGGACATCCCCTTGATGTGGTCAAGCCAGGCATAGGTTTCACCCGCCCGCTGGAGGGTGAACTTCCCAACGAAGCTCCGCCAGTAGACAAACTCCCCTTTCTGGGCAACATCCAGCATAGGTACCCTCGGGTCAGGGAAGAACATAAACGGGTCAATGTTCTCAACCTTATTGCCCTGGTAGACCGTCCTCGCGGTGCGGGTTTTGAAGGGGTTGCCGGTGAGAGGGTCTTGGACAATAGTTGTCCGGGGCTGGGTTTCCGTAACAAAAGAAGTTTTCAAAATCCCAAGCCCATAGATTTCCCCATTGTAGAGCCACTGGGTAAATTCCTTAACCAGGCGACAGTGCTCCGCATTGTACTGGAGGAGCTTTTCCATATTACGGGCATTCTCCACGAAGTCTGCGTTGTAGGTTCCCACGGTGAAGATAGGTTTCCTTCCTAGGAACACCGTGGCCAGGTAGGTAACAATCGTCCGGATGGAGGAGAAAGAATAGGGCACAATGATGTTTGCGTCCTGCTTCTTTATCCCCGCCAGGGATTTATCCTGACAGCTCTTCTTGTAGATGGAGTCCCATTCTTGAATCGGCACATAAGCCTGATATTCAAGTTCCCTCTGGTTCCAACGCCCATAGAACTGACTCATCTTCGAGTAGGACTCAGATATCTGAGCCCGGACTCGGGTGAGTAGCTTCTCGTGGGTGTCGCTCCCAGGGGAAATAAATTTTCTTTCAATCTCGTTCATATCTTATCTTCCCTGTTGATTTCCCATAGAGAGGGCCTGGAGGGCATTTTGAATAGAGGTCATTGCGGCAGCATCGGCCTCGTTGGTGGGCTGGCCGAAGGAAGAGAGCATCTGGTTGAGCATCTCGCCCATCGCCAGCCGGGTTTCAGGAGAAAGCCCCTGGGGAGCTACCGCAGGCTGACCAGCCATCATTCCCTGGTCGCCGCCAAACGGGTCAATACCCTGAGCCACCAGCGCCTGGTCCTCGGGAGAGAGGGCCTGAAGAGCGGACTGAATTGAGGCCGGGCCGGTTACAGGTTGAATTTGGTTATTGAGGCCCTGAAGGCCTTTCGCAGATACAGGCATAGCATTTCCTTTCACAGAGGGGAGGTTAAAAGTCAAAAGGGGAGAAGGTCAGGAGTCCCAAGTTTCGAGTTAAATTTGAATCCTGGACTCTTGCCTTGGAGGGCCTAGAGCCCTCCACTTTCTCCCGCGTCATCTTTATAATAGGACTCCTCAAGCCCGCTGTCAACCGGAATGGATACAGCTGCCCGGGAGGCATTCGCAAGGAGGTCAAAGCACATCGCCACTACATCCAGTTGGTCGTCGTGGCCAGAGGGGAATTCCGCCATCTGGGACTCGTACTCCCCAAAAGCCTGGCGATGATGCACAAGGTGGGCGGAATATCTGGGCTGGAGGGTTCCGAGAATCCTGGCCTTTTTCTCCGTAGAGTAGCGGATTTTTTCCAGCACAAAGAAATCATTCCGCCGGGACATCTCCTCCTGGATGAGAGAGATAAGGCTCTCTTGATAGGCCACTGCCTCTACCCCACAAAGCAGGGGGACTTTCTCACTTTGGCCCTCGGGGGGTCTGGACCAGATGTCCCTTAGCCGGAAGAATTCCCTCACTGCCTCACTAGGTTCCATCCCGCGGAAACCCTCCACCAGTTCTATTTGAAACCGTCCACCAGGATACACGCCCACAACCCCGAAGGCCGCCTGGTCAGCAGACCTCTTTTTGGAGATGGCTGGGTCGTGGCAGAGCGCACGGAAGAGTGGCCTTTCAAGAGGGGTTCTCTGGATGTCCGAGGGCCTCAGGGACATCGTGTCCTCGCAGACCAGCTTGTTGAAGAGTTCCAGGTAGAATGTGCTCAACTCTCCTTGGCGGGAATACATCTCCTTTTTGAGGGCGATTTTTTCCTGGTTCATATACTTAGGGAAGACCGGCTCACCTTGAGCATCCAGCACGCCCATAACCACAGTAGTAAAGGTGGGGTCTTTCCCGAGGTTTACCAGCAGGGCCGCATTGTGGAGCAGCGTCCCGGTGAGGAATATCATAGAATCAGTCTGGAGTTCCCCGAGGGCTGGCAGCACATCCCCCATAAACCAGGTAAGGGTTTTCTTTCTCTGCTCCGGGGTGGCCACGGATTCCTTGGTCTCCACGTCATCA